CTGAAAGAAATACAGCCGATAATCTCCACCTCCAGGCGTGGATGTATCAGGCCTTACCCACTTCATAATGGTCCACGACCACTGAAGATTAAGGAACGATCCATTTCGTTGAAGATTCGTTGGCGCAATAGCGCGAACAGCCATTTATCTTCCAAGTGCTGCAACAATAGGGTTCACGATCGCCGGAACGATCCAGAAGCGCAGCATCAAGAAAAATACCGCAAGCATGCCTATCAAGATACCGAATATCAGCATAATGGTGCGAAGCCAGAATGCCATGTACGCCACTGAGTCACCGGTGATGGGAATCATGCGTTCACCGGCTCCCCCTGCCCAACTTCCTGCAGGTTCACGGACACCTCGTACTGCGACATCTCGTTCACCGCCGTCGGATCCTGCATCCCCGTGAAGCGACACAATCTCGGCTCGGACAGCCTGCGCTCGCTGCTCGTCGCGTCGAGCTGCACGACCGTCAGGTTCAGGTTGCCCTGCTGCGTATCCTGCCAGTCGAGTACCGGGCTGGCGTCAGCGATGGGCAGGCGGATCTTCGCCGCGATGTCGCGACGGCGGCTGCCGAGTCCGTAGACCGTCTGCACACCGCGCCTGCTATCCTGACTGACCGTGATCTCATCCTTCGGCAGGCTGAATTCCCGCGTGATGCCGAGCGGCGCGTAGGCCGTGACGATCCACACCTCGCCGATCGCCACCGTCTTGCTGTTCGCCGAGAGGTTGGCGATGGAGATGTAGCGGAAGGTCCGGTCGATGGCGTTCGGCAGCGCCGTGCGCAGGTCGACGCCTGCGTGGCAGGTGAACTTGTTATATGGACTGTTGATCGTCAGCGGCTGACTGAGCGTCGGTGCGCCCCAGCTGTTCGACGCGTTGGCTTGGAAGCGCACGTTGAGCGCCGCGTCGAACGTGTGCGCGAAGATAAACGCACCGACGAGAACCTTGTCAGATCCGAGGTCGGCCGTGATGCGAATCGAGTTCTCCAGGATCCAGAGCGGCAAGCTCGGGTCGTTGAGGCCAGGCAGCGCGTTGAGGTTGGCGACCTCGTAGCCCGTGCGCGCAGTGCCCGTGTCAAGCGCCCACGTCACCGCCAAACGGTCTGCTGCTGTTGCGTAGTAGAAGCTGCCCATTATGATGCCGCCTTCTTGATGACGTTCGTCGCTCCGCCCACGTCCCTTACGTTCACCGCGTCGCCCATCTTCTTCCACACGTGCGTGTCGATAAAGCGCTGGAGCGACGGACCGTCGAGGACCATCGAGCCGCGCATGTCGATGACCGTGCCGGTCCCCCTCTGTAGGTCGTGCTGGACCTGCGCCTCCTGACTCGTCGTCCTGACGGTCTCGCCTGGCGTGAGCATGGCCGGGACGACGTCGGTGCCACGCGGTTGGAACGGAAGGACGCGGCCCATCGCGGCGTAGATCGTACCGCCGGTCGAACCGTAGCTATTATCGAACTGAATCGGTGCCTCCGGTAGCGAGGGCCCGTTCAGGTTCACGTCGACATTGATGCTGCGTGGGATGGTACCGATCTTCGTGACCGTCTCGTCGATCGCCAGACCCAATCCTCGTCGCAAGACGTCCGTCAGCTCCTTCACGCTCGTCACGATATCCTTGAAGCCTTGCGTCATGGTCGTCGCGAACGAGATGCCGGAAGACGCGAGGTCCGTGATCTTGTTACCCGCAAGGTCGGTCAACAGCCCCTGATCGATCATCGACTGGAGCATCGGCTTCATCGCTTCTGGCACTTCGGTCCCAGTCTTTATCGCCGTCGTGATGTAGTCCTCAATGTCCGTACTCATCTGCTGCGTCACGGCGGACACGTCGATGCCTGCCTGCGTGAGCACCTGCCAATCCTTGTAGAGCTGCTGCGACTGCTCGTCGAGCTTCTGAGCACGAAGGGCAGGGCCGAGCTGTTCTGTCGTGAACTTGTAACGGGACAGCGCGTCGTTGAGCGCGTTCGTCGCCGTCTTCTGCAGCGTCAGCGCGTCTTGCACCTGCTGCATCGCCGCCGCGAACACGGCCGGATCGTGCGTGTTCAGGAGTCCCTTGACGACCTCTCCAGCCTCCGCCGCGCTCTTGCCGATCGCGAGCATCGCGTCACGTCCGACGACGGCCAGCGTGGAGTAGATCGGTCCCGTCTTGAACGTTGCCTGGTTGAGGGCGATCTCGGCCTTTTCTGCCGCCGTGGCGCCAGCCGCCAGCTGCTTCACGAGATCGAGTTGCTTCGATCGAGCGTCAAGCTCCTCTTTACTCGGCTTCCCGATGCTCAACAGTGCAGAGATGCCAGTACCGATCAGAGATCCGATGCCTGGCAAGAAGGTATTGATGGCGCCGCCCAGCGTGTCACCTAGCACGTTCGTGATGGACTTGCCGAAATTCTTAACGATGCCCGCGCCAAGATCGTTGCCAAGCTGCGCGCCGATCGCGGACAACGCGCCGGACAATCCGCCACCGCCCGTGAACGCTTGCACCAGCAGGTCCGGGAATCCCTTGATGGTGTTCGAGAATGCCTTCTTCAGGTCCTCTCCGAAGTGCTGCACGATGGGAGTGATCACGCTAAGGCTTCGGCCGAACATCGGAGCGATCTCTTCCGCCGCGAACCCAAGCTCGTGCAACTGCTGCACCTGCGCCTTCTCGACCTCAGACAACGGAAAGAACGCCTTCGTGTTTTTGTCCATCGTATCCGCGATGACCTTCTGGACGCTCGTGAACTCCGTGCCGACGAGTCCCGTCACCTGTGAGACGCCTTGCAGGGCGTGGCTGACAAGCGGAACCTTCTCGTTCAACCCGTTGAACATCCCGTTGATGTTCTTCTCCAGCGTGACGAACGTCGGAATGAGATGCTCGTGGATCTGCGCGTCGAGCAGTTGCGTTGCACGTGTCGCAGCTTCCATGTACGTCTTCGGTGAGACCGCGCGTCGCTTCTCATCTGCTACCGCATTAAGCGCTTCGAGCTGGTTCTGGTAGTCCTTGTTCGTCTTAATGGACTTGTCGAGCGTCGCACGCTGCTCGGTGTACCATCTCTCCACGTCGGCGGCCATCGACTCGAACGTCTTGCCATTCCTCGACTCGATGAGCGAGAAGTACTGGTCCCACAGCTCCGAGGTCTTGGCGATGCTCGCCTGCGTCGCTGCTTCGACGGCCTTCGTATCGGGCGGCTTGATGTAGCTTGGCGCAGCTATTGGAGGAGCGATCGACAATACTCCACTTCCACCTTGTGGAGTTGCACCTGCTATTCCGATCGACGTTGAGGGAAGCGGTGCTGTCCTTCCGAACAGGTTTCCCAGAGCGGTTCCAGGCTCGGCTTTGAAAAGGATATCCCACATGGACCTTCCCCTGGTCCATTCGGCGTAGAGGCTCTTGAGAGAATTTTCGATCAGAAGCAAGCCGGCCGTGATCGACACGAAGAGTGCGACCGGAGCTGCAGCAGCCGCTGCTCCAGCGGCGCCGGCACTTCCAAACAGGATCGTAGAGATGAGGCCACTACCGCCTCCGGCAGCTCCCGCACTGACCGCAGCTGCCGTCATAGCATCGATCCCAGCAATCACGCCAGTAACAAGAACTCCGCCGACTTCCAGCACGGCCCAGGCCGCTGCATATGCCGCGATAACTTTGATCGCCGTTTCAATATCATCAAGGTGTTCATTTACTGCGCGGTATACGTCTTGAATCTTGCTGGCGATCTCTCCGAGCGTCTGAATGATACGCGGTCCATTCTCGGCAACGGCATCAGCAAACTTGTTCACCCACCCAGTAATCACCTCAAGTGCTGACTGTCCCGTACCGCCGAAGTTATCTGTAATCGCCTTGCCGATGGCATCCAGCGCCGCCATCACGTGTGGCGACGACGCGACCGAGACGGCCAGCTTGTCGCCCCACTCCTCGACCGCAACCTGTGCCTGCTGAACGCGTTCCTTAAAGGTCAGCTGCGAGACGCCGAGCCTGTCGACGTATGTCTGCGTCGCCTGAAGGATGCCGATGCGGTCGGCCTCCAGCTTACCTTCCTTGTTGAGCTGATCGGCCGTCGTGCCGAGGGATGCTGCAAATTCTGTCTCCGCCTTCTTCAGGTCTACCACGATGCCCGTCATCGCCAGCGTACGGGTTCTCCCGGTGGTCAGCGCCGTGCTGAGCGTCTGCAGTCCAGAGGCCGCGTCCGTGCCCGTCGCCTTGCCCATCTCGCGAGCTGCCTGGCCCATGAGGCGCGTCTGGTCTTCGGTCAGCTTCATGCCGGTCGTCAGGAGACGCGAGGTCGTCTCCATCAACTTCAGGTCATCGACCGTGCCCTTAACGCCTTCTGACAGTCCTGAACGTAGCGCCTCTCCGGTCGTGCCGGCCTTGATCGCAAGCCTATCGAACGCATCCGTCACACCGATGATCGTCGAGCCCTTTTCGCCGAGTGTGATGACCGCTCCTGTTATCGAGGCGATCGCGGCCACTGCCACTGCAGACCCCTCGACCACGACCCTGGCCATGCCCTCGAAGTGTTCCGCGAAATCCTTTACGCGGTCGGCGAACTTCTCAAGGGTAGACGTAGCGAGGTCCTCAATCTCAATCTTGCCCGTGAGCGATCCAATGTCCATCTACGTCCCCATCGCGGCACGGGCCCGCGCCAACTGTTCCGCGAGATCCTTGCGTCCCGATCCATCGTTCACCAGCTCGGGCTTCTGCGGGTTCGCGTTCTCGATCACCGAGAGCACCTCGATCGTCTTCAACAGGTCGACCTTCTGCTCCGGTTCCGGCTCTTCATCATAAAGGAGTTGAAACATCCTGTCGTTCGCCGACTTCCGATACTTCGGATCGACCGCCATGTTGAAGACCATCGCCGCGATCATCGCCGCTCGATGATCGGCCCTCAGCTCGTTGAACGGTTCCATCCTGGCGTAGACCTCCCACCACATGAGCTGCTTGGCTGTGAAGCTGCGGAGCATCACCTCGACGTTGACTCGCCCCAGCTTCACAGCCAATTGATACGCGAATCGTCGATGCGGACTCCGCTTCAGTCTTTTTTTGCTTCGGCTTCCGCCTTGACGGTCATCCCGTTCAGCTTCAGGATCTCCTTCACGATGCGCTCGGTCTCCTTGTGACGCATGCCACGGAACTTCTCGATGTTCTTCTTGTTATCAGCCATGCGCTCACCCTTCGAGTTCACGATGCTCTTGCAGATGAGCCGTAGACCAGCCGTGCGCTTCGCCTCGCCCTCGCTCGCCTCACTCCACTCGATCATATCGCCGGCCGTCACAGAACCGATGCGAACGCTTTCGCCTGGCTTGAAGCCATCAACATAGGCGTACTCGACGTCACTTGCACCGCTTGCAAACATCTCTTCGAGCGTCTCGTAAACCTTCTTTGTTTCATCCATTGTTCTGCTCCTTCTTCTCGAAATCATAGAGTGCCACCGTCTTGCCCGCGTCGTTCATGAGGTAGACTTTCCCAGAGGTGATGAGCTCTTGAGAGCCGAACGACAAGCCCTCCTCCGTCCTCTCGACAGACGTTACCGGAAAGACGCGCTCGTTGCCGTTAGGGAGGATGTGCTTGATCGTTAGCATAATTGCTCCTGCTTCTGCCCTTAGTATGCCGGTCTCCAGTTACGCCACCTCTCTAAGACCGGCAGAGAGGTAGTGACGCTGCGTTGCAGACTACGTGCCGATCACCACGCCGTTGATGAGCATCAATCCGCTGAACCTGACTTCAACGTCCGCCGTCGACAGCCCGTCGACTGGCAGCACGATGTTCTTTACGGCCTTCACCTGACCGCTGGCGACCCACACGTTCGTGTTGTCGGGAAACGTGATCTTGAACCCGTCCGTCGGTACGGGATTCGTGATGGCCGCCTTGATCAGACCCGTCAGATGGTCCTGCGAGCCGTCGCTCGGCAGGAAGTTCATCTTGATGGTGAACAGGTCCCGGCGCAGGACGCCCATGACGTAGGCATCAATGTTCCGGTTGTGCGAGGTCGCATCGAACTCGTTGTGATCCAGACCCGGCAGCGTGATGTCCTTGATCTCGGCAATCTCGGCAAAGACTGTCGGTGTCGCTGCTAGTGCCCGTTCGATCTTAGCACCATGTCCACTGAGAGGTAACGTCATCGCTCGTCTCCTGTATAAGAGACAGGCCTCAAGAAGCGGGAATGCTTCAGGATGGCTGCCCTAATGTCCCGCACTCCTGCTTCATGATGGCTGCTTCTCAACTTCTATGTTAAACACGATCATCGCGCGGCCCGCGTCATCGAGGCCGACGTCCGTCGGTTCCTGCCGCGCGGTGATGCTCTGATAGAACGTCCCGCTCAGAGTCGTGTTGAACGTCCCGTCAAGCGCCTCGTATGCCGCCTGGAGCATCGTCCTGGCCGCTTGATACGACTTTGCGCGTACCGATACCTGTGCCGTCGGGCGCTGCGTGTGTGCCGTCGCGACATTCTGAATCCGCGTCGGCGCGCTACCGCCCGTCTCGACCAGCGAGAGATACGGTCCGTTGCCTACCGGGATGATCGCCTTCGAGCCGAGAAAGATGTTCGAGCCGACCGTGCCGACGCTGGCCGTCACGAGCTTCGCGGCGATCTCATCGAGGAAGGGCATCACTGACACTCCAGGCAGTAAGCGGCATTCTTAACTTCGATCGCCGGGTCAATCCGCGAGAACCAGCAGCGACAACGGCTGCAAAGAATCCAGATGAACATCAGCCTTCCTTTAACTGCAGCCGCGCAGCAAGGCGCGCGGCCATGAACGGCCGCGACTCGTTGATCACACTCTCGAGGTATTTTGCCTGGCCCGTCGTGTGGTGATAGTCGAGACGCTCGTGCTGCACGATAGCATAGTCGATCGCCGCGCCGCCGTAAGATAGCGTGACGGAGATGTTGTTGCCCTGATATTCCGGCTCGGCCACCTGTCCGCTCGCCCGCAGCGTGCCAGGCACCAGGCCCTTCGGCATCGTCCGGCCCATCGCCTTGAACTGCGCGGCGGTCGGCGACACGGGGCAGCGCCGCTTCGACTCGGTCATCTCGATCTGCCCTTCAAGGTAGAGTGCCGCGCCTACGCGGTTGGGCTGCGCCTTCGCGACAAGTCTCACCTTCGCGATCATCTCGCTGGCACCTTTCATGATGCCACCTCTGCCACAGCCTGGCTCTGGAAGGGGTTAGCCACGGCCGCGTCCTTTTCAGCTTCCACAGCCAATCCTGGCCAGTTCTGGAGCACATCTGAGAGCACTTTCAGCCAGGCATCCCCGATGACCGGCCACTGGAACTCGGGCTGCGAGGCAAGGTCCAGCGCCTGGCGTGACAGCCGCGCACGCAGACCGTTCTCGGCATAGAGGCAGTGCAGCTTCTCGATGGCCTTCTCCTCGTCCATGATGCCGCCGAGTACCGCGCCGCCGATGTGCGGCGTCACGGCGGTCGAGGAGCAGGGCACGAGCGTCGCGCCTCGACGCGCCCAGTCGCCATACGCCGACCAGTCTGGCAGGAGTGGCGGCACGCCGCACGCCATCGCCTCGAGTGCCGGCAGACCGAATCCCTCACCCTGCGTGGTCGAGAAGAACACGTCGAACAGGTTGATCACCTTTGCCATCGACGCTTCAGGCAGCCCGTAGACCGGATTGATAGAAGGCGCGAACACGCGACCGCCCATCCCGTAATACTTCACGAGCTGGTGCATGTCATACGCCTGATCGCCGGTCGGCGCAACGTGGCACCACAGGCAGGCATCTTCAACCTTGTGCGACCGCACCCACTCGGCGAAGTACCGGATCGTCAGGTCGAGGCGCTTGCGTTCCTGATTACGCCCGACCACGCCCACGACGAATGAGTCGGCAGGGAGATGCTGCACGGCCAGGACGGGGCCTATGATATTCGCCTTCAGCTCTATCTTGTCCAGAGGCTTGTAGATGTTACGATCGACGCCCAGCGGGATGACTTCTGTCGGCCCGACATAGCCTCCAACCTTCGCTTCCGCCTCCCCGAACATCGTCCAGAAGACGCAGGCCGCCAGCCCCTGCAACTTCTCTCCGGCGCAGTTCTTACCGTCAACGGCCACATGTCCGACGATAGGCGCGTCGATCCCCTTGAGCTGCTCGAGGTATGGTGGAAAGTTCCACGGGTCCTGCTGGATGACGATAACGTCCGGCTTGAATGACTCCGCGATGTCCTTGACACGCCCGACGCCGAACGCATCTCCACCACTGTACGCGGGATAGACCTTGTACGGATAGTCGTGCGGGTCACCGCTGTAACACAGTCCGAGCACCTGGACGTCGAAGACGTAGCGCAACGTGTCGAGGATGTTATGCGTCGCTCGGGCGAACCCCGAGCTCACGCAGGCATCGCCGACCCAGAGGAGCTTTTTCATCGCTCCCTCTCGATCACCAGAGTCCCGTGGTCTGATGCAGAGAATGATACCTCACCGAACTCCGCGTGGTGCCACTCGAGAAACTGAAACGCCGCGTCACGTACTTCCTGGAAGAACACGTCGTGAACCACGAGGTAGCGTAACGTCATCGGCCAGCACATCTTGAGGTCATTCTTACAGCCCTCATAGGAGTGATCGCCGTCAACGTGAATGAGGTCAAAGTGCTGACAGTCGATCTTCGGGATCTCCACAGACGAGAACCCGTCGAGGTAGCAGCGCTTACCCCGATGCGCGAGCGTGTTCAAGCGCTCCTGAATGTGGTGGTGTGAGCCACGGTTCGTGCCGCCGTGATTAGCATCCCATGGATCGCAGAGTGTGACGTCGATCTCCCTGTTCGCCGCGACGACAGCTGCTAGCGAATCACCCTCCTGTACGCCGATCTCCAGGTAGCTCTGCGTCCGCGTCGCCAGCATTCCAAGTACGCGATGATGATAGAGGTTACCGATCTGCATGCTTCTTCTCTTTCCCAGGGATGCCGCCCCACTTCTTGATATAGTTGTCCTGCGCGATCATGAACCGCCGATGGTGATCGCTGCGTTGCGCTTCCGTCTTCTTCTCCCACGACTGCGCCAAGCCGTGATGCATGCACGAGATGCCGACGATCGGTATGCCTAACAGGAGCATGCGTCGGCCATAGTCGCTATCCTCAAAATACATGTAGTCGGGTGACAGCGACTCGTCGAAGAACCCGACCTTCTTGATACAGCTGTTGCGCGGCGCGAAGCAGGCAAAGTGACTCGACTTGCCATCCTCCAGTCCGACAAGGTCACCTGGCGTCTTCAAGAAGGTTTCCAACGTCTCAGGGAAGAACTCGATGTCATCGCTTACGATGACGCGCTCCTCCTCGACGTTCGACATGAACCAATTCCACGCTGCCGGGAGGCTCTGCCCTTCGAGCGGCACCGTGATGAACGGGCGTCCGTTGGCGGCATGCTTCAGTCGGACGGGATCATTTCCGCGATCGATGACGTAGACCTCGTCAGGCTGCACCGTGCTAGCACCAAGCGACGCGAAGAGACGGGCAAGCAGGTCGTAACGGTTGAACACGGTGATACAGACGTTGATCACAGAAATGCTCCATGCTCGTGCTGCGCGTAGACTTGTGCAAGCGTCTCGTTCATCAGATGCAAGCGGCACATGACGCGGCAGTTGTCAAACTGTGTATAGGTACCACCATGCCTATACCAGATGTCCTTGAACGACTCGGTCTTGAGGTCGCCAAGACAGCTTCCAGGCACGCCACGGTGCTGCGGACACATCCATAGACGACCGTCGGGTGTGATCGTCGTCGTCAACTTCACGCCGTGGCACGTCGAATAGGACCGCGTCGTCCAATCTCGATACTGCAGGAACCGATCGACGTCACACTCGACATCGGGCTCGCTCTCGTAGTCCTTCAGGTTCGGCAGCGCGGCGGTGATCCACGAGCGGTCGTCAGTACACGTTGATGGTGCATCCGGCGTTGTACGAACGGCTGGGCGGAAGGTGATGTAGGTCGCACCAAGCGCTCGTGCCAGCGACAGCATCTCACCAGCACGCGTCCAGTTGTCCGCATGCAAGAGGAACGAGACGCCGACGGTCGCCTTCTTCACCTGCGCCAACCACCCGATACCGTCGCAGGCGGCAAAGAACCGTGACGACTGCACGCCCTTCTCGTGCGCGTAGGTATGCTCGTCAGGTGCGTCAAGCGAGACGACGACCCATTCAGCATGCCTCGCGAGGTGTGTCGCCGACTTCTCATCAAACAGTCCGCCGAACGTATACATGCCTTGCTGCAGACCGAGCGACGAGGCGTAGTCGATGACGTCCTGCCATCGCGGATGCGTCGTCGGCTCTCCACCTCCGCTCCACACGATACCCTTGACACCGATGCGCGCCATCTGGTCCAGACCGCGTCGCACGACGTCGATGTCAGCCAGGTCACCACCTGAGTCGTATGCCATCGGTAAGGTGCGCGGCTTGCTCGCCCACGGTCCGCGTGTGTGCGTGTGCGCGAAGTGACAGTCCATGCACCCGAGCGCGCAGCGGTTCGAGAGGTCCCACTCGACCGTCACCGGTGCTGGATGCTCTCCGTGCTGCCAGCCGACGAGGCGGTCGAGATGGCCGAAGAGCTTATGACGGGAATCGATGAAGGTCATCCGAGGTATATCTCCGTCGCAAGTGGTTGTCCAGTTCCGGCATCCACGAAGCCGTCGAAGTTCAAGATCGGCCCTGTCACGCCATTCGGCAGCGTGATCTTATCATTCACGTCCACGCCGTCCCCTGCCGTCGCGATCACCAACGCGGCGATGTCCAGGAACATGACATACGCGCGGCTGACGGCCAGCTCACCTGTCATCGTGCTCACGTTTCGCTGCTTATGCTCGACGATCGCCTTCAGCGGAACGGCAGATGCATAGGTGCGCGTACCGAATCCATCCTCGCTCAGGTAGCGCTCGAAGGAGACCGACGGCTGCAGAGGCTTCGTCACCTTGTCTGCGACCTTCACGCCTGCGCGCAGCGCATCAAGGATGCTCACCACCAGCCTCCATGATGACGTGGACCAGATACGACGTCGAACAGCGCGGGCACGGCCGGTTCGACGACCACGTCGGTCAGCCACCCTGGCAGCAACAGGTTCAGCACCGCGTCAGGCACGACCTGTGGCTGAAATTGATTCTTGAACGTCAGCGCCACGCTGCCCGCCTTGACGGATGTCAGTCCCTGCACGATCACGTCGTTGTCCAGCGTGCGGTCTGCTATGCCAAGCTGCCCGGCGAACTCGGACTCGGCATCCTTCAGCTCCTGAGGGATGACGGTCTCTGGAATCGGGTTCCCGTTAACGTCGTACATCCCGATGCGCGGCCACGAGAGCTTCTGCGTCGCGGTAGCAGGCATCCCGGTCCATCGACGCTCGATGAGGTAGTAGGCCGCGATGCCGTTCTGTGCCGGCACGAGGACCTTCAGCGAGTTCGCGAAGTTCTCGAGCAGCCGCGTGGCCATGACCAGCAGCACGTCCTGGCTGTCCGCGTCTTCCCACCCGGATAGCGGCAGGCGCGACTCGTAATACGCCTGCGCTTCTGCCAGCGTCTCGTAGCTGTTTGAAGCGACTCCCCCAACAGTTGCATCGATGACTAACGGCATGTCACTCTCCCTCGATCTGCGTCACACGAATGATGGTACAGTCACCGTAGCGCAACGGCTGCTCGGCACCCGCGTTCGTCCTCTTGATCGAATATCGCATCCGTGGATCGTCACCCTTGAAGATCGTCGATCCTAACTCTGCCGCCGTCAGTGTGAATGTTACCTTCTGCTGATTCGCCGCCTGCGTGTTGGCATACACGCCGCTTACCACGCCGATCTTCGACAAGAGCGCAGGAGAATTCGACGTGTCCTTCTTTCTGATATCGAGAACGATGTTCCACGCGGCCATGTCTGGCGGGACGGGGTCGCTATCCGTATAGACGACCTCACTGTCACCACCGATAAACAGGCCGTCAAGTGCTCCATCAATGGCCATCAGGCATCACTCCAGCTTCCGGTTACTGAGACCGTCTTGCGCACATTACCGACCACGCTCACCGTCTTGCGCACATTGCCAACCACATCGACCGTCGGGCGATAGTTGCCGACGACATGGATGCGGACGATCTGTGGGACAAAGACGAGTCCCGACGCCGTATCATGAATTCTGAGACTCTCTTGCAGCGCGGCTGAAAGATCGAGTGCAGCCGCGACCTGATCGTCAAGGTGAAGGGTTTCTGCAAGTTCGATGACGATTGGGTCTTCGATGATATCCAGCGTATCCGCGACGTGTAAGACCTCATCAAGCGCAACATCAAGATCACGCGAAGCAGATATGGCATCGGCGATCCGCAGCGTCTCGGACGTACTCGCCGAAAGGTCAACACTGACGGTCAGCGCGTCGCTGAGCTTCAGCTGCTCTGTCGGTGACGAGGCGATGTCACCCAGGCCCGCTGTGACGGTGTCAGTTATCCTGAGCGTCTCTGAAAGGCTGACCTGCTCTGGATTGAGCGTCTCACTTGGCGCCTCAGAGAGCCGAAGCGCTTCCGTGAGGGACGCTGACAGTTCTAGCGCGACGTTCACGCTGTCAGAGAGCTTCAGCTGTTCAGATACCGTGCCGAATTCAGGATCGATGGAAGCGGCAATCGTGTCCGTGAGCCTGAGCGTCTCTACCTGGAAGACGCCCGTCCCCATCACAACGATCAGCTCTTCCGAGAGCTTGAGCTGCTCACCTTGAGGCAGGGCAAGCTCGCCCATCGACGCGGTGACGGTATCTGCAATCCGAACCGTTTCCGCACTCGGAGTCGCATCGCCGTAACGCTTCGCCGTAACTGCATCTGAGACGTGAACCAGTTCGCTCAGCGTCGCAAGGAGATCCGTAATACCCGAGGCGCTCTCGGAAAGCTTGAGCGTCTCTTGAAGCGACGTGGACAGTTCAAGTGCAGGCGTGACCGTATCGGTGACGTGAACGATCTCGCTTGGCGTCGTCTGAAGCGGGTCAAGCGTGGTGAAGACGGTATCTGTCAGCTTGAGCGTCTCACTTGGCGACGCCTGTAGTGGATCGAGCGTCTCGAAGACTGCATCCGTCAGCTTGAGCGTCTCGTCGATGCCGCTAACTGATAGGTCACGTGACGCCAGGATGCTGTCCGATAGACGCAGCATCTCGCTGAGAGAGGCCAGCAGCGTATCGAGTTGCGCCTGTAGTGCTTCGGAGAGCTTGAGCGTCTCGGTTTGTGACGCGTTCAGCTGGTTCGTCTGCGCCTGCAGCACGTCGGAGAGCTTCAGCATCTCCTGCGGCGATGCCTGCAGCGGGTCAAGCGTCTCTTGTGGCGCTTCTGAGAGCTTCAGCGTCTCCTGAAGTAACGCGCTCAGTGCGTCGGTCGACGCAAAAACTGCATCAGAAAGTTTGAGCGTCTCGGAGAGCGATACGAGTAGCGTATCAAGCTGCGCCTGAACGGTATCCGTCAGCTTCAGCGTTTCCGTCTGCGACGCCTGCAGCGGATTTAGCAGCGTCTGGACGGAATCCGAAACGTGAATGATCTCTGAGGGGCTTGCCTGCAGCGGATCGAGTGTTGTCTGAACGCTTTCGGAGAGCTTGAGCGTCTCATCAAATCCGGAGGCATTAAGATCACTAGCGCCGCTCGTTAACGCGGCAGCGACCGTATCCGAGAGGACAAGAACCTCCGGACCGACGAAGAAGCCTAGCTCCGCGACGGGCGGACCATCTATGACGCGAAGGACGCCTTCAAGTCGGACGATACCTTGTTGGTTGACCGCACCACCATCACCAAGGTGGAACGTCTCCGTCAGGGACGTCGATAGTTCTATCGCAGGAGTTGAGGTATCAGTTATGCGTAAGGTTTCTGACCCGACTGAGACGGCCAGCTGTAGCGCTGACGAAACTACGTCCGATAACCGCAGGGTCTCGTCGAACCCTCCCGTCTCAAGATCGCGCGTGACGGTGACCGTATCCGAGAGTCGGAGGACTTCATTCGCAGGCGTGGCATCGCCATACCTCTTTGCCGTGACGGTTTCCGAGAGCTTGAGCAGCTCAATCGGATCCATCAGGATCGGAGTATTGAACTCGATCCACGGATAGTTGACGGTGGTGGTGGTGTTGTCCTCGGCGAGGTCGGTGATCGTCGTCCCGCCGAACGAGAGTCCGAGCGTTCTCGACGCGTTGGCAACCGTGTCCAGCACGCCCAGCTCAATGACAATCCGGTCTCCAGCAACTGCCGTCTGCGGAGTCAGACCGATGCCGACCTGCTCGCTGATGTTGTTCAGGGAGCGGTTCGTGAGCGTCGTGCTAAACTGCGGAGGAGCGGCGACCAGATCGCCGGCTGCTGGCGTCTGAATCAGGTCTTTGACGGGGTTATAATCCGTCCCGTCGTTCTTGACGATGCGGATGGCAACGGCTACGTTGCCCAGCTTCGCGACCTGACTCGTAAGCCCTTGCAGCTGGCCTTTGACTGAGCCGGAAATGACCTGCGCAGAGATAGGCTCGGAGACGAACTGCCGCATGAGCACCTTCGCCGGGACTGACCCGTTGAAGATCTCAGTCTTCGTAACCGCCGTTTCGTTCTTGTGCGAGCGAGCGAGGGCGACTCGATCGAATTGCGTCGTGTCGTTCCAGCCTGTCCCTGCGGACGGCGAAACGGCCGCGGTCCCACTGTTCGGGAAGTAGAACCGGGTGCGACTGCCAAGGCCGCTCGGGGAGACAGTCTCCGAGAGGGCCAGCGTCGCGGCGACGACGACTACTGAGAGATCAGCCAACTAGCGCGCCTCGCACGGTCACCACCTGTCCGCACTTCTTACACCGCGCCTGCCCGAACTCGACAGGCTTGTCCGACTCATATTCCCAGCGCACGATTCCACCACAGTCACGGTGCGTCGTGCCGGCGAGCACGTTGCTTGGGTGCACGGCGTCTACTGAATGCACCTGTTCTTCAATAACGGTATCGAGTGGTGCGCATTCTTGCATCTCGACGAAGACAAGGTCAGCGATGCCGATGTTGTCAGTAGACATTCCGAATTCGCCTTCCAAACATCCAGTTACCTAGCCATCTCGGCTTCCACCACGGGCGACATGGACCGATCAGACTGCAGATGCATCTAGTTTTCCGGCATCCACCGAATGCCTCACATCCATTTCCGCAATGTCCGCCATGGCAAGATCCGTGGCACACGCCACAACCCTTCCAACTCCACGAGTGCTTCGTCTTCGAAAGGCCATCCTCACACCACCAACATGGCGAATCTTCCTCGCGTGGTTTGGTACAGACAGGGCATGCAACTGTCGTGACCATCAGTACATCATCCCCGTCGCACGATCGATGTGCTTGAAGTGCATGCCCGTATCGATGATGTATGGGAACTCCTTCTTCGCGTACTTCTTCCAGCCAGCCTTCTCGAGCAGGCCCCTCTTGATCGTCTGCTCCGACCACCACAAGTCCGAGGTGCCACTTGCAACATGCACGCCCTTCGTCTCGGGATCTACCCAGACGTGCGACGGCTGCTGAAAGATGCGCTTCATGACGTGCGGGTAGCCCGGCACAGCGTACTCTTCGACGTCCGGCTCTTTCGCCCATGCCTCAAGGATCGAGCGATGGAGAAGGAGTGCACCAGTCGGCACGCCGGACACCCAGATGACATCGCCCATCTTCCAGTCACGATAGGCACGCTGCCCACTCCCCCTGTATGCAAGTGGTTCAGGACCAAGCAGTTCGACTCCGCCCTTCTTGCCATTCCGCACCTCCGCGCTACCCTTGATGTGATACAGGCCGCTGACGACCGGCGGCGCCAGTCGACGCTCCATCTTCCAGAACCAGCGGTCGAATGTCAGGATGGCGTGCGGAGGTGGACAGGTATCATCCTCGATGAGCAGCAAGGCCCGCAGGTTGCCACGCAGCATCGTGTCGACCAGCATGTTCTGCGCGTCTGGCACCGTATAGCCTGTCGGCGTGCTGGTGATCAGCGACCAGTTCGGCGGGCTGACCATGCCCTTCATCATGTTGTGCCATTCGATGCGCACCGTTCCGAGTGTCGGCGTACCGAGGAGGACCTGGACCTGATTCTCGGCAGTCTTCGGGTTGACCGGGTTGACGAAGATGCCCTTCGAGACTTCGCCGAGCATGGACTTCGTTCGTTTCAGCTTTCGCGCGTGCTTGTGTTCCGCCCAATCTCGCTTCTCGACGTCAGCCTTGCGGTTGGCGCGTTCGTCTACGCGCTCTCGATGAGCGATGGCCGCTTCTTTTGTCCACTTCACTTCACACTCTCCAGCTGCTGCTTCTGTAGTTCGCCTTCGTAGTAAAACTCCCTGTACACGCCGACGCGGCGCATCCACCCGCCGGGATTCATCGTCAACAGGAACCGCTCGGACAAGATGTCCTGCTGCCACTCGCCAGGATGCTGCGCGAGGTAGTCGGCCAGCCCTCCTGCTGCACCGCGGTCGCCCTGCTCGCCAGGCCACGCGATGTTCGTATCTTCGACGACGAGCCAGTCGCCGACCTTGCAGAGCGGCGCGTACAGCTCGAGCTCCTTTCGCACGTGCTCGGCAGAATGATCCGCGTCGAGGATCACCAGCAGCGATCCTTCAACCTGCTTGGCCAAGTCCGCCGCCAATCCTGGATCTGTCGAGTCGCCGCGGATGAACGTGATGCGTGGATGCGCACAGCGCCGGAAGTCCTTGATGTCGATGGTGAAGATCTTCGTGTCGATCCCCATCAGGTCGGCAAGCGAGGCAAGCCACAGCGCCGAACCTCCCTGATACGTCCCGGTCTCGATGACCGTCTGCGGTTTGTGGTTCACCATGATGTCCTGATAGATCCACATGTCGTTAGGCGACTTCATGACCCCGATATTCAGGAACTGCGTGTAGCTCCACGTATGCGGCGCGTTGTACCAGACTTCGTGGTAAGCCTGGAGAACCTCGCCGTACTTCTCCCGCGTATCGAGCACGGACTGCGCGAGCTCTTCGAGAGTCGTCTTGCCTTGCTCGACGACCGTCAGCTGCTTCGGCGTGGCGATGTCTGCCGGCGGTGCATTCGCGGCCGACGATCCCATCGTGACGGGGTCGTACGGATTGGCCAAAGCGCCAATCGGCTTCTGCCCGATCATGTAGATGTCGTGCACGCCCTGGGTATCCGGGTCTGTCGTATCCGGCAGACAGCCGATGATCAGCCGGAGGTTGACGAGGCCTGCTGCCTTCAGCCATTCGGTCAGCACCAGATGGTCGATGCCAGCGTAGTACTCGTCATCCGGCAGATCCTTTCCATCTACCGCGCTGTGCGGCGGACGCTGTGTCCCGGCACAGGAGATCAGGACGATGCCACCAGGGACGACGAGCTTCGCCATCTGATTGACAATCGCCTCAGTGTCAGGCGTATGCTCGAAGACCTCACAGCATACGACGCAGTCGGGGCGAAACGGAGGTTCATATGTCGAGCCGTAGCCGACTGTATCGACATCCCGGCCTTCGACGATGTCGATGCCGTGATACTCCTTCGCGTCGCGGAAGAGGGTCCGGACGCTGCCGTTGATGTTCAGGCTGCCAATCTCGTAGACGCTCTTCGGGCGTCGAGAGCCGAGTAGCTTGGAGAGTTCGGTGATTGTGCGGATGTCCATCACTTCACCGCCAAACTTTCCTTCAGCTCGCGCAGTTCCTTGATGATGAGACCGTGAGGTGTCGGTTCAACTTCCTCGGACACGTTAGGCTCAAAGCCTCCCTCTTGGCAACCGACCACGCCAAGTAAATGCCGCTCAACGGACGTCTTGCACGTGTGGCAGCGCGTCTTCCACCACATCGTAGTCGTGATGAGCATCTCATCTTCACCTTCTTCGCTTACATCGGATTCATATGCCGAGCGACCAATGCCCTCATCAACGCCGAGTGTCGGTGTCCGGCACATCGGGCAGATCGGATCGTCGATTGCGACAGCGCGAATAGATTTGTCGCTCATTTCTTCACCGCCTGCATCGTCACGTTGTACGTCACCGTGCCATGCGCGCCGGGTACGCGCGCAACTGTCAACGTCTTCCACGGCAGCGGCGTCTTGCGCCCCCTTGCTTCGTGCAGCGCGTAGAACGGTGTCTGCGGGTCGAGCCACGCGAAGCTCTGCTCGACGATCCGAATCCGATGCGTCGGGTCTGAGAGCCAGCCCTGACTCTCGTCGCCGCCGTAGGGTCCGCTGATGTAGACGATGCCATCCTTCAACATCACGCGGTGCAAATTATTCCACCACGCAAAGTATTTCTGCGGTTCAATGAACTCCAGGACGTGCGTCACGATCGCCGTATGAACGCACGCGGAACGTAGTTGAAATGTATCGGTTGGAGGCTGACGGATGTCGCCCTTCGGACCGAGGGTGATACTACGAGGTTGAGTAGCCCCGCCGAAGGAGATGTCAAGCAGGATCCCCTTCTTGGCCTCGATCTTCTTGCGCAGTTTGGGCGTCACATGGCCTTCTTTCCGTCGGCCATGTCGGCATAATGGAGCAATTTGCGCGCCACGTCGCGGGCATCCTCTGGCGTCAAAATCAAACTGCTGGTGAGCAAATTGAACTGCATCAGCACCTTCTTGACCGCCGTGTTATGCCCGTAGATGATCTCCAGAGGGGCGCCCTCGGTGCCGATAGGAACGGTGAACTTCGGATCTGGTCCTGTCTGCTTCTGCTTCGCCATGACCATCCTTAAAAGAAGGTTGCGCCGTTCGGCCTCCCTACTAGGCGCATCCCTACTAAGTTGAAAATACCCAGTTGTACGTCACGTTGAGCGCCTGCGTCGTCCCTTTCGTGCTCGACGCGAACGTCGCCAGCGAGTGCGCCGTGCCCGAGCCGACCGACGAGTGGTGGTACTGCGCGATGCAGTTCACGGTCTGAGCGTGGCTGATCTGGCTGCTCGCGTACTGGAAGCTCTGCGAGAGCGAGTACGTGCCGCTCAGCAGCTGCGAACCGACCGAGACCGTCGCGCGGCTGACGCCACCTGTCGAGGCAAGCGGCCACTCCGTCGAGTCGATCTTCGACATCGTGCTGAAGTTGCTGGATTGCGCCTCCGTCTGGTAGCCCAGGCCCCAGAACCTGGCAAAGCCCATGTCTGATGTGACGGTGGCGGCGACCGACGAGGCCGACGACGCGAGGCCCGCATAGTTGCGAACCACGATGCCGAAGCCGTATGTCGTGATGACGTTCTCGTGCCAGTCGCCGACCTGCTCCTCGCCGGAGAGGCAATCGACCAGCGCCCCTCGGATGAAGCCCCGAATCGCGTGCCGCTCTCCGGGCACGCGCATCTTCGGCAGCTTGCCGCCCTTTCCGACACGGTGGACCTTGCCATCGTGCGTGTGAATCTTCTCGCCCTGTTTGAAACTCATGCTATCTCCTTTAGAAGGTATTGCTGCCGATGACCGGTTCTTGAATCGTGACTCCGAGTATTGCTAGGATCAGGGCGAGCGCCTGAATCGCGCCGATCCACTGGTAGTTCGTCGCCCCGTTCAAGGAGAGTGGGATCGCGGCCCCCTTCAGGGCACTCGCCGTGGGGGTGTAGTTGCCGCTCCCGACATACGCCGGATTCGTCGCCGGATCCCCCACCCCGAGACCCGTCGGACTATAGGCCCCAGAGGAATTGTTGTAGGTATCATTACTGCGGACCACAATCCCTCTGGAGTTTGCCGCCGCCAGCGTCGAGTCCACATTGAGGCCATAGCCTCCATTGTTGCTGAGAATGTTGTTGATGACGCAGAGCGCTCCTTCGCTGTTGCCTGCCCCGTTCGCCGTCGAGACATACTTGATGCCATCCGCCGTGCAACTGTCGATGGTGTTGGCAATGATGTGGACACCGGCGTATAGATCCGAACGGGACTGATCGAGTTGAATGCCTTCCGCCCCAGCGCCAGTAATCAAATTGTCATAGATCAGCAATCCCGTCAGCGGCTGGGTATTGCACTTGATCGCGGATCCCGTTTGACTGACGCAGTAGTTCCCGATGATCTGCGTATCCTGCGACACGCTGATGGCGTGGGCATTCGCGGTGAAGGTGCAGTTGATCACCTGATCGTTTCCACCGCCGCTCAGGTCAAGGCTAATGCCCCCTGAAAAGCTAGAAAACGTCAGCGATTCATACCGAATATACCCAGCCAGCTCGATGAAGCCGTTCGCGGGACCACCACTGCCGACGATGCTGAAGTATTTGTAGGCTTGGAAGTTTTGCCGCGGCACGATGTCATTCGGCGTCGTGATCACGGGCGTCACGCTAGCGGCGGGATCGCCCTGCAGCGTAAACGCGCCGACCGTCGTGCCGGAGACACGGACATCCAGCCGCCCGCCGAAGGTTTCGGTGTGGCCCGATTCCATCTGCACGGTCCAGCCCGCCTGCGCGTCCGCGTCAGTCCCGTTGTTATCTACCAGCCGCAGTGACCCATAGACGCTGGCCCGCTTCCCGCCGATAGCCCATGCCTTCGTGGTCACAGCGAAAGCCAGCGCGACGGTCACTTGGGCGGTCGGTGTGCCGCTATTGGCTTTCCCTGTGATGGCGGCAAAGTTCCGATTTCCACTCGTGGTGTCGTTGAAGAACAGGACATGGCTCCCGTCGGTGGCGACACCAGACAAGTCGGGAGACCCGTCAAGGACCACCGTCGTGCCTGTCGAGACACCCGCACTCCCGGTCTTGGCCGTCGCTGGCCCAGCGCCACTGGCAGCGGAGTCGCTGCCCGTAGAGGAGTTGACCAGAATGGTTGGAACGGCCATCGGCTATTTCACGGCAGGATTCGGCGCAACGAGCAGGATGGAGGTCAGGGGCGCTCCACCGCTCGCCTCATACAACGTGATCAAGGCTTGGGCCTGCAGGATGATCGCGTAGGCGTTGTCGTTGGTAATGGGTTTCCGCCCGTCCGTGGCTGAGCCATCACTGATGATGTTGACCGTATCGCCAGGGATGATCACCGCCGCCACGTTCTGCGCGTTCCAATCCGCTACCAGCGCCTTCGCCATGTAATAGGCTTGGGCGAGACGATCTGCGGCGGGGCGGATGCGGCCATTCGCGAACGCGATGGCCTGCGGATTCGTATTCATGCTACCGACCTCCTGATAAGTTCCGGCAACGGCGCGGACCGCGATCGCTTCCCTCCGCGCTACGTCCAGTCATGCGAGCGCTATTCTCAGACGCCGGACGCGACGGCGGTCGTGAGCGACGTCTCGTTGTCGACTACGTGCCGCGCAGCGGCAAACAGCGTCACGCTGCGTCATCGGTACCTCACGACCGCTGCGGAGAGGAGTGCCAGCATAACAATCGCTGCGCGAATTTTCATCATGATGCTCTTTGAAGCATCCGAGCTTGCTGGCGCGCTCGACGCGCGTCTTTGCCATTAACCTTCGGGTGCGTCCGTCGAATCGAGCCGTCCGCCAGCCGCGCGTACATGTCGCCATCCTGCGTCTTGAAGACGAGCGTGCCTTTCACCGTGCGTCGCTCAATTGGTACAAATACTCGACGGAGGAGATCCAGGGATGGCTTCTCAGTTGGTGTGTCCATATGAATCCGCCTCCGTCGAATCGGTTTAACTACGCCGTCGTCCCGACGCACACGCCGGAGTTGCCCTCATAGTCACTCTTCACGCGCGGGATCATGATCGCCATGATCAGGTTGTGAATCGTGAACCCGTCAAGCGACGTCCACGGAATGACCGTCGGCGGCTGTCCGACGACCATGTCGACCACGTCCGAGGTCATCTGCAGCAGGATGACCTTATTGCCGATGGACGGGGTCGCACCGTTGCCCGAGGTTAGGAGGTCCGCCGTGCGGATCGCCTGCAGCGAGTCGAGCATCAGCAGGCGCTCACGGATCGTCGTCACCGTGTTGGTCGCCGTGCTATAGTCGGTGTCAAGCACGTTCGAGATCTGCGTGCCGACGTACAGCCGATATGGACCGAACTTCTTGTCGGCCTGCAGCTTCGTGATCATCGCCTGCACTTCGGTCAGGATCGTCAGGCCGTTCGGGGTCGTCGTCCACGCAGCAGCCGTCAGGTTCTGCGTGTTGACATGCGACTCGTTCAGGAGGCCGGGCGCCGAGTAGCCGGAGACGGCAAGCGCCTGGCCGTCCAGCGTCGTGGCGCCGTTGATGATCGCGTCCTCGAGTGCCTCGTTCACCGACCGCACCTTCTGCTTGACCATCGACGTATCGAGCGGCGTGCCGATCCGCTGCGACGTCTTGAGCGTCCGGATGTCGATCTCGAACTTGTCCGTCGTCAGGTAGATCGGCAGGCGATTCACCGTGATGATGGGCATCGAGTTCTCACCCCTCGCCGATGGTGACATCGTGCGCTGTGCAGCTCCCGACTTGCTCATCGAGTTCCACTCCAGCTGCGCGATGCTGAGCGGATCCGACAGCGTGTAGGTGAGCCCCGCCGCCATGATGTCGGCCGCGATCGTCAGGCGCTGCAGTCCGACCTCGACGACCGCCTTGTCGATGACGACCTGCGCCTTGTCCTGCAGAGGACCTGCCGCACGGAACCGGTAGCCGTTCTCGTACTCTGCCGCGTTGAGCAGGTCGATGCCCGGCTGGCGCATCGCGTCGACCGACCACCCGCCGCTACCCTTCAACGCGTTCATGATGACGCTGGCCAGCGGGCTGTTTGCCGCTGCCGCCGTGAATCTCATTTCCTGTTCCATCTCATCTCTCCTTGTCGGGCTCTGGAGCCCTAAGCTGACTACAGTGCCTCGACGCGGATGCGCGTCGTCACGGTGACGGTGGCCTTGGTTTCGAGTGCCGAGAAGCGCGCGACGGTCGCACCTGACTTCAGCGTGCCATTACCAGCAGAGCCGAGCAGGTCGCCTGCCGCGATGTTCTGTCCTGATGCGATCAGCATCCAGAACGCAGCGCCCTTGTGCCCGATGGAGACTTCCATCAGGTCACCCGTCGCGTAGACGTCGTCGACACCCTTGTTGACGGACGCCTGCTCGGTCGCCACCGCGGGCGGTCCCGCAATGTCGGCCGTGGCGAGCTTCCAGCGAATGACGCTGCCGACATCATCGCGCTCGACAAGCATGCCGGGCGTGATGGATGCTGCCGCGGCCAGGTCGCCGACCTCGGTACGCGAGCCTCCCAGAAAGATCGTGTTCGGATTCGTTCTCGTGATTGACATCTCTCTATCTCCTTGGCGACTTCAGCCGCCGAAATCTTAGTGAGTCTGCTCGCGCAGCGACTTGAGGCCGGCCGCGTAAGGATCGGGTGCCGCGTAGCTCGTGCGTTCCGCGTCGCGCAGGACCGGCACGCCCTTGCCGCTGAAATCAGGAACCTGAACGCGGGCGTACTTGGCTAGCGTCTGCAGCTCGGCGATGCTCTTCGTCTTCAGCTCGGCCTCGCTGTTGGCGCCGAGATCCTTCAGCATCGACACGAGCGCGTCGCGCGTCTGGTCCTCTTCGGCCTTGTGTCCCTCAAGCACGCGCTTGAACGACTCCGGCGCGCGCTGCAGGAACTCGGCCTCCGTCAGGGGCTGCTCGGACGCCTTGACGCGATCCTCAGCAACCTTCAGACGAGCCTGCAGGTTGCGCTGCTCTGTCTCCAGCGAGCTGATGCGGTTCACCGCCGTCCGGTTGGCCTCCGCCGACGCCCTGAACTCGCCCAGACGCGCGTCCGATGCTGTCTGGAGCATCGTCTCGTCGCCGTCCTTGTACCCGCTGTACCGATCCGTGACGAGCGCTGCAATCAATTCCTCGCGTGTCGTATTCTCCATAACCTCTCCTGTATGACAGCGACATGTCGCCGTCGGACATCCGCAACTCATCGTACACCCTTGAGAACCGACTCGATGTAGAATCGGTTTGGATCGTTTGCTGCTGCTTTGTGATCCGCTTTCTTCTTCCATGCCTCCGGGAGCTGCGCGACGAACGATGCACCCTTCCGGTAGGCAATCCTGATGATGTTCGCCTTCAACTCGTCCGTCGAATAGTTGCCCGCGCCCGCCCGACCGATTGAACTCGCTGCCGCCGACACGTCCTCCGGCTTCTTGATGGGAAAGGACGTGCCCTTGCCAGCGAAATCTGCATCCGGAAGTCTTTCGCGTTGTTTCTGCGAGATGTCGCGGAGCATCTTGTAGTTCGCCCGGTCGCACTGCGCACCCAGCGCCTGAGCTTGATCGTGAATTGCCTGAACCATCTGCTGGTCGTTCTTGTTGTGACGTGAACCAGCTGCCGCCTTGAACTTGGCGACCTCGCCCGTGCCGTCGCACGTTGGGCAGTCCGACTGCTTGCCATCTTTCACCTGACCAGTGCCGTCGCATGTCGGGCAGGGCATCATCGGCATCGCCCCGTAGCGCGGCATGACGTCTGTCGCCTCCGGCGCATTCATGACCGCACAGCACGACATGGCCTGCGACGCGATCGCCATGATGACAGACATCAGAGACATGACAGAGTCAAGCCGTACCGACTCGACCTCCTCTTCGGCATCTTCCTCCGCAGCCGTCTCGGTTGGGTTCTCGGTCTCGTCGGCGATCAGCTCGTTCACGATGCCGGAGGCTTCGTCCCACGCCTTGCCCATCGTGTCGAGGTGCGTGCGCAGCAGGTTGTAGCCGACAAGCTCGGCGGCCTCCTCGCCATCCGCTGCAGCCTTCAACTCCGACTGCTTGAACGTGCCATAATCGCCGACAGTATGCATGTCGCCCTTCGACGACGTGATCTTGCCCTTCTTGCCGTGCGCAGGATGACCAGGCTTGTTGATCTCGACCTGCGCCTTGTCCGGCATCGATCCCAGCAGTTCCATCGATCCTCCTAACATCCGCATCGCGGCCCGGTGCGTCCCGCATCCCATCTCCACGGAGCAGGCGCCGCGCCCTCCGGGGAGGAACGCGAGGTGATCGCCGATCGTCTCCAGCCACTGCGCGCGATACGGCTTGCCCCTGTAGCTGCCCGTCGTGCCGTCCGTGATGACGAACGCCCCGACGCTGACCTCCTCGCGTTCGCCTGTCACGAGGCGCGCGAGCATCGCCGGGTCAAGCCTCTTCGCCTTCGCCTTGTCGATCCACGCCTCTTGTAGCAGCTTCGTGCCCACGACGCGCGAGTTGAAGATCGTGCCGATGCCATGCGACTCACGGATGCCGGGGTCGTTGGCCGAGCACTGAACCCCGCCACGCGACGGGTGGCCGATGGTGACAGGACGGCCGTTCCACGTTGCCGCCGCCTTCTGCAGCGTGGCCAGCGGCACGAACTCCGGCGTCTCGGCGTTCATGGCGTGGATGACGCCCTCCATCAGCGCGACGAGCGGGACGACGAGGTGCTCGCGTCCTTCAAACATCTCGGTGCGCACGACGCCTGTGGCGCCGACGAGGTGGAGCGTACGCAGAGAAGTTATGTCGACGTCGTCAAATACATAACCTTCAGCGCCAGTAAGTCGGGTTCTCAATACGTCTGAGTGCGCTCTCGCGATCGCTTCGTGCCCTTCCTTACGAGTACCTTGCGAGTTGACGATCTTGTCGCCGTATAGCGCCTTGAACCCCTCGCGGCTGGTCATCTGCTGCGCACTGTTAACGGCCTTGAATCCAGTGAAACTTACCGGCTCCAGCGCTCCAATCTTCGCGCCTTCATGCTGTACGTCATATCCGCCATCCGAGCGCTTTGTCAATTTTGAGGAAGCTAAGATGGCTTGTGGCCGCGTAGGGTCAAGAACATTTTTATGCAGTTCTTGCTCTTGAACCAAAGGGGCGATCTTCTGCATGCGTTCTTTGATTGCGCGGGGCGTATTGGGACCCACGGCTATCTTTGTGATCTGCTTGTCAATTTCTTTGATGCGTTCTTGACGTGCTGCAGCCCCGCCTTCACCAGTGTATTGATTCCCATGGAACTCATGTCCAGGAACATCGCCCAGCAGCCTCATCTCCTCCGCACCACCGGCCGTAGCCCCCACGAAGACCGGCTCGCCAGCCTTCTGCAACGACGCCGTACAGATGGCGTAGGCAGACGAATCATCATGCGTGTCCTGAAGCTTCGCCACGCAGGCCTTCATCTTGTCGGTATGCTCAGGACGATTTGGCATATCAAGCCTTCTTCACGGGGCATTCCTTGCCCCACCTCTTGGCCAGTTCCTCTTGCACTCGGTCTCGTAGTAGCATGATTCTGCGCTCCAATATGGTAAGAGCGTCTTCAAGCGCCACCAGTTCTACCTGCAGCGTATAGATGAAGGCATCCTGATCCGGAGTCGAATAGCGCTGCCTCCGGCCCATGACTCATCTACGTATTCGCCACGACCGCAGCCGCCAGCGCGTCTGACGATGCCTTCAGTGCGTCGACCTCGGCCTGCACCGGAGCCAGTTGCTCCGCCGTCGCGCCGCCCGCGATCGCCGCGTCCACGGCCGCTTGAATGCGAGCTGCTACACCGTTGAGCGCCACCACGGCAGAGGCTTCCACATCCGTCGTCGCCGTCACCTGCACCTTGAGATCATCGAGAATCATCTGGTATCCTTCTGCGCGTCAACCGCGCCCTGTAAGTTCGTTGCGCTACGGTTCAAGTCTTCTGTCAACTGACGAATGAGCCGCCGTGCCCTGCTCAGCCCTGCACAATATCCTGCCACGAACGCCACGGCCAGGTATGCCCATGTCACAACTTCTCGACACCCTTCTCGGTGACGTCGTACCAGGCGTCCGGGTCGTAGACCTTCCCGCCGATAATCGCGTTCAACTGATCGCCTCGAATCCTCTGCTGCTCGATACCCTTCTTGTAGAGCCGCTCAAGGTCCTTGGCCGGAAACTTTTTCTTGTCGCCCTGTCCGCGATCGAGAGACATGTCATCGCGCGTCCTGATGCAGACGCCAGAGTTCCAGCTTGCTGATCCGCTCGCGCATCTCCTTGTCACGATTCTGCTGCCACGTCTCGATGCCCTTCGGCTGCGCGGCGATCTTCGCCAGCACGTCGCCGAACAGGACCTTCTCGAGCATGTCGAGACGCAAGGACATCTCCGTCATCTTTGACGAATGAATCTTCTGCATCTCGACGATCTCGCTGTTGACCTCCGCGATCTGCGCGGCGTTCGTGTAGATGACGCGGATGCTGAACGCGGCCTCCAGCCCGACGATGGCCCACAAGCACAGGACCAGCGCCACCCCGACGCGCCAGATCCACCCCTTCCAGGTACTACTTATCAAGGCATCTCGCTCTAGCATCGGAGTCCTTCGCGACGCCAACGCACGTCCGCTCGATGGCACGAATGAGGATATCCGTCTGCACGATATGGTCACGGAGCGTGTCGCGCGTCTTCTGAATCTCGACGATCGCCTGTGAACTGTTGACTACCAACTTTGGCATCTCCGTCGCGCCGATGTAGACGAGATAGATAGCGATGGCGCCTGGGATGCCGATGATCCCGATCGCGTTCGCCCACGCCTTGAGCGACGTCCAGTCGCCATTGCCAATGCCGTTCCGACGTTCAGGACCGCTGTACCGTACGACGTAGTCCGACTCGTGAGGTTCATGAGGCCGTGGCACCGTTGAGCACCCCGCTCGTGAAGGTCATTATCATCCTATGATCCCTTCCGTGCACCTGCAATTTGGGTGGAGAGGAGGACCGTCTCCACCGTCCCCAGGATACTCGCCGTCCAGCGTCCGCTCCTCGCCGTCCAGCTCCTCGCACTCCGGGCAGGCATCCGACGTGGCGATCCAGACGACGCGGTTGTCTTCCGTCAGCAAGCCCTTCTCGAGCGCCTGGTCCCAGGCATCGCGCTGCCCCTCGTTGACGGCGGTCATGGACTCGGTGCGCGCGATCAGGGAGGCCCGCGCCTCGTCGCCCACGGCGTCCAGGATCTCGTCGTACTGCTCGCCGAGGTCGCCCTCTTCCTGCGCCCGCGCGACGGCCAGCGCGATGTTGTCCTTCGAGGTCTGGCTGATGTCGTCGGCGATCTGCGTGGCGTGCGTCAGGGCCCAGGTGGCGGCGTTAGAGTTCTTGGCGTCGAACTGCATCTTGAATTTAGTAGCAGCGCCCCTAATCTCTCGCGCATCAACGATCAACTCGTGATATGTGCCACGCAAGCCAACGTTCGCTCCGATGATAGAACTGATCGGAATGCTACGCTCCACGATATTCTTGCCGAAGTTGGCAGCAAACTCTCGAGTCGTCGCCCAGTTCTGCGTCGCCTTGGACCTCTGATTGGTTGTGGCCCGATATGCTGGCACCTTGTCGCCATACTGTGCTCGCAGCGTCTCGCGCGTCTTCTCGAACGTCGCACGGAACTGGTCTGCGCTCACCTTCGGGTTCTTGCCGTTCATGATGTCGTCGATGGGTGTATCGCGATTGAACCAAGAACCCGTCGCAGACTTCGTGATAGCCGAGTAGACGTCCTTGTTCTGCAGGAGGTCGTGCTGCGCCACCGCGATCGTCTCCGGCTTCATCGTATTCTGCGCTGCTGTGCCGCCAGCTTTTGCGATGTTCTCGGCAACCTTCTCAGGCGTGATAGGCTTCGCAATGTCAAACGAGTGCCCTTGAATCTCGCCAGTCATCTTCTCTACTTGCAGCGCCTGCTTTGCCGTCAGGTTGCCGCCAGTTGAAGAGAGGATGGGCTTCAGCTGCGTGTTGATCTCCTTGATGCGAGCGATCTTCTCTTCGCGCGTCGTACCGCCGCCTTCCGTCCACTGATTCCCATGAAACGGATGCCCTTCGACGTCGCCGGCAGCCTTCAACCCGCCAACCGTTCCCCCACCCGCCACATACGCCTTCTCCAGCGCCGGCGGCAGGTCGTGGACGAGCGAGGCGCGGATGGCGGAGACCGCTGCGGAGATGTTCGGAGAAGCAGATAACGACGTAAATCCGCCGCCTTGCGCGTCGACCTTCTTGATATAGTCGGCATGCTTGGAGAAGTCGCCAAGGTGCTGAACTTTGATCGTGTCCTGGCCTCGTAGTTGCGCCGCCAACACGTTATGATTGCCGTTCAACAGCACTTCTTCGCCGTGGATCGTGGCGACGACAGGACGCGAGGTCATCCCTTCGCCGTTCTTATACTTTTCAACAGCACTCGGTTGGATGTAGTCTTGCGTTGACCTGAGTGGCGCGATACTAACCTCTTTCGTCTCGCCGCTCATCATGATGGGCAACCTCTGAGCTTGCTCCATCGTCAGCGTCTTGTTCTTCGGAATCGGGTTATCAACTGCCTTACCCGCAAAGTAGGCACGAGCTGACTCCGGATTCAAACGACCGCTAAGAGACGTCATGCTGTCCGTACCGCTATAGGTCGTCGGCAGCCCAAGACGCTCAGCGATCGCCTTTTCTTCTGGTTGAACGCCGCCGCTCGTCCATTGCCCCTTCTCATCACGCGGTTCATCAGGATTGAACTCCGCTCCTCGCAAGCTCGCCCTCAGCGCCTTCTTCCCCCTCATGAACGCCGCGCTCACCGCGAGCATGATGGACGCGTAGTGCGCGTCGGCGGCCTTGTGGAGCGGGGTGAGGTCGCGGGAGGAGACGGGGATGGCGGAGAGTGTCTTCCATTCTCCAAAAGGCCCGCCGCTGACATGCGCGGAATGCATCGACACGTATTCAGCTTTGAGTGGTTCCTTATATACGCGAAGCGTTTTGCCACCTTTACGTTCGTCATACTTCGTCGTATCATGCGCAGGTACATTGATCTTTAAGATCACGGAATTATTACCTGCGGCACGCGCGTAGGTTCTCGCTTCAATTAGATCCGTCGTCGTCCAGATGTCCCCCTGTTTGTCTGGCTTGAGCCCTTCTTTCAAAATTTTCGCTGCGTTCTCAGCTGTCGTTCCGTGATACGCTGTCCACTGATTCCCATGAAACTCGTGGCCGGGCAGATCTCCGAGCGTCTTCGGCACCTCATGACGCAATAGCTTCATGGCCTGTTTAATTTCTTCACGGCTTCCGACAGACTTTGAACGCTGCTCCCCGAAAAGCCACCCTAAAGAAGCATGCAAGAATACTCTTCCACTATCTAACCCACCACCCTCGATCTCCGCAATGCGGGGGTCATTAGCAATTTTTCGCAAGGCAGCTAGATGCGGGAAATCATTCAGATCACCCACCTTCGCCGTCCACTGATTCCCGTGAAACTCATGCCCTGGCAGATCGCCGAGCTGCCGCATCCGCACGTTGCGGTGCGCGGTGAGGAGCAGCTGGGCGGCGAGTTGAGGGGTCATGAATGTTTCACACGAACGCTGCTGTTGCTAGTCTTTTCGTACGTGGCCTGCAACGATGCCTTTCGCCCGTCGGGATGCGCATACTCGGTCGTCGACTTCTTCGAGCTGGAATAATACGCCTGCGACCTGCCCATCTTCTCGCCGGCGATATGCTTATGCTCCGTCGGTGCCGCCTTCACGAAGCCAGCCTTCGTCAGTGCCTTGTGCGCTTCCTGCGCGGCGGCACGAGCCTTCTCAGCCCCACGCTCGCCAGGTCCATAACCTGTCGTAGCGTACTCCTTAAAGATCATGCCCGTCGCGCCGCCTTCGGTCCACTGATTCCCGTGGAACTCATGTCCGGGCACGTCACCAAGTATCTTCAGGATGGCTTCCGCATCGTCCGCCTCGATCGCCTCTTCCAGCGCCCTAAGCGCCGCCTTGATCTCCGGCGTGTTCGGCAGCGCGGGCTGTGGTATAGGCTGTCCGTCCGCCCCCAGCTCCGGCGGCTGCGTCACGCTGATGCGCTCGGGCGCCCCGATCGGCACCTTCTCCGCGTCTGTGAGCGGCGCCTTGCCGAACGACATGTCGCGGATCTCGTCGTCCGTGTAGACGGTGATGCCCATCTCCTTGTTGACCATCGCCAGCTTCGTGGCGAGCGTCGCCTTGTCCAGCTCCGACATGAACTCCCACTGCGGCAGCTCCTCGAGCGGCTCGAGCTTGTACGCCTTCTCGCGGATGAAGTCCGCGTCGAACACGTCGCTGCCGTAGTTCTTATTGACGTTCGTCAGCGTGAGCGCGAGCGTCGCCTTGTCCAGCTCCGACATATCCTCTTCGACAGGCCACGCAATGTCGTACTGCTTCGGCTTCGGCAGGTAGCCGTACTCGACGAGCCTGTCGACGAGCCGCCGCACGATCATCGGCCCCGCATAGCTCGTCCGTCGGTCCTGGACCTGCGTGCGCCAGTTGTCGGCGTCCTGACCGCTGGCCAGCTGCCCCATCTCCGAACCCGTCAGGATGCGTGTCGGGATGCCCTTGCTGCCGCCGATCTGCTTCAGGATCGCGTCAGCGTTCGGTCCGAGGTTGGCAACGTCCGAGCCGAGCTGCGTGGCGGTCACGCCGCGCGTGACCAGGACGCGCTGCAGCTGGTGCTGGATCTCCTCGGCCTTCTCGTGCAGCACCTTCCGCTCGTCGGCGCTCAGCCCAGCGCTCGTGGAACCAGGCAGCCCCATATCCTTGTCGACGTCCAGGTGCAAGCCCTGATTCGCGCGCAGCCAGAACGCCTCAGCGCCGCCGCCGGTGACCTTGTCCAGATCATCAAGCAGGTTCCACACGTTCTCCAGCGTCGGCATGCCGTAGACGTTGTCGTCGAGGCAGCCCTCGGCCACGTGGATGACGCGCGACCAATGGATCTCGCGCATCTGCCCCGGTAGGTTGATATCCGTGCGGCGAAGCAGGTAGGTCAGCGGCTCACCGAAGCGGACGCTCTTGGGATCGACGTCGAAGTTCTTGATCGAGCAGTCCGAGTCCAGGCCCTGCGTGTGGTTCTGCATGAGCAGCGTGTTGGACGTGGGCGGACCGCCGCCGCCTGAGTAGGGCTGGAGGTAGAGCAGCCTGTCCGGCGACGTGCCGCGCGGCAGCTCGGTCTCAAGCTCGCCAGGCGCGCCGATGAGGAGGACGGAGAACGTGCTCAGGCCGGCCAGGATGTCGGCGGCCTGCAGGCGTGACCAGACGTTCAGGCGATCTTGAATCGACTTCCACGCCTCTTCGAACGCGGTGTCCTTCGCGGCATCCTCGTCCTCATACAGCTCCACGCCGCCGCGCCACGTCGCCTTCGGATACGCCTCGACGATGCGCTTCGCGATGCCGCCGCGCTGGTACCGCAGGCGATAGTCGAGGTACTGCAGGATGCGCTGGTAGCCGAGCACCGCGTAGAGGTCGCGTGCGCCGCCAAAGCTGACACCCGCCTGCCGGAAGAAGCGATAGCGCTCGAGGAGGACCGAGGTGAGGGACTTGAGGACGCCTTCGGGTTTGGCGCTCATACGACCAACCAGTCGTCGATGACCGGCTCGAGCAGCACGGCGTTGAACGCACACGACGACGCGTCAACCTGATCGTCATGCTTCGCTGTCGGAAACCCGCACAGCTCCTGGACGTAAGCCGCGTTCCACGGCCCGCGCACGATGCGCACGTTGCCCGCCTCGCACTGCGCGCGGAACGGCTTGCACCGAGTCACCTTGCTACCGCTAATCTGCACGCCGGCGTAGTTGAACCCGGCCAGCGTCTTCGCCCTCGCGGCGACGACCGCGACGCCCGCCGAGCCACCTTCCTTCTCCTCACGCACCGCGCACGCAACGCCGTCCGCCTCGGTCGTCACGCGGATGAGTGCATCGACCTTCGACGGCCCGACCTGCTGCCGGCGCACGTCTTCAACGTAGAAGATGCCGTTCGCCTCAGCAATCTTCACGCCGCACGTCCAGTCGCCATCATTCTCGGTACCGGCCGTGTCCCAACCACGCGCACGGCGGGCGTTGACAGGCGCGGCGTCAACGAAGCTATTGGCGAACCACGATTCTTGAAACAGTCCTCCGCCTGACGGCGCCGGTCGCTGCTGGTAGAGCGCGGCCCAGTCATACGCGCCGAGTCCTGCTCGCCTGCGAGCAAGCTCCTCAAGCGGATACTTGGCGGGCCACAGCGGCTCGCCGACCTGACGGTGCGCGTCTACCTCCTCGGCGATCGCAGGCAGACTGACAACCTCCCACTGATCGGCTTCTGGATGTTCGGCCGCGATCCGCAGCAGGCGACCGGCAAGATCATCCTCGTTCCACCGCGTCATGCACAGGATGATCGCTCCGTCACTACCAAACTGCCTCGTAGCAAACGCTGACTTGTACTGTTCGAAGACACGGTCGCGATAGACTTCCGACTCAGCTTCCTCGCGGTTCTTGACAGGATCGTCGATGATTCCGATGTCCGCCGTACGACCGGTGATCGACCCCATGATACCTGACGCAATGTAATAGCCGACGCCACCGACGACGTCGAACTGCCCCTGCGTCCTCTTCTCGGCATCGCGCGATTCTGCCAGGCGAGAGTGAGGAAATAGGACGCGATACTCCGGCGTGTCCATCACCTTCTGTACGTCTCGACTCATATCCTGCGCCAAGGTATCTGAATAGGAGCACGCGATGATACGCAGGTTCGGCCGCCTGCCAAAGGCGTAAGCCGGAAAGCGTCGCGAGACCTGCTCGCTCTTGCCATTCTGCGGCGGCTCAAAGATCATCAGACGGCGGCATCGGCCAGCTAGGACGCGGTCGAGCGCCTCGGCGACGATGACGTGATGCCAGTTGATCTCGTAGTCGCGCTTCGTGTATGTCGTGAAATCGAGGAGTGAAAGGCGAGCGAGCGCAGTTTCAACACGCGCTAGCTCTGCCGCAGCCTCAGTGACAGTAAGCTTCTCTGGCAGATCGAGGTGCGACGATGTCAATGCACGCTCGGGTCGTCTTGCTGCGGTTGATCGATGATGCGGTGAGCGATGAGGCGGGCACGTTCACGCAGCTGCTCAGCGGTCAGATCTTCGAACTCATTCGTCGTATCCTTAACTTCGATCCGCTCAGTGGGCTTGCCATACCCGTAATGCCAGAGCAACGTCTCCATGTGAGGAGCAGTTCCAGCCTTCAAGCGCACGCGAAGTGCAGCGCGATAGTCTTGATCATCAACAAGAGCACGTGCCGCGTCGCGTACCTCGCGCGTCGCCTTCGGTACGACGCCTTTCGGTCTGCCGGGTCCGGCCAGGCCAGTGCCAATGCGTTTTGGTTCTGTTTTGGAAACCAATTGCGTGCTTGGCTGAGCCTCTGACTCCACGGTGGCTTCAGAGTTAGCATAGAATCAGTTCGACGTAACTATAAAATCGATTAAAAAGTTTTGCTACCACCTAGTCGTCTCATTCCCCCTACCCATCTTTGATACCACTGTGAACGTGATACAACTAGAGAGATCATTAGTAAAAGAGAGAGAATCACAGTGGTATCAAATGATACCACTAGGGGGCCCATGATACCACTGTGTCGTACTCTTTTGAGTACACTCCTAGTCGTATCACAGTGGTATCAAATGATATAACTAGAAAACACCTATTTTTACTAAGGATCCCCCTAGTTGTCTCATGTTTTCTAGTGGTATCAAAGATGGGTAGGGGGTTGAGACGACTAGAGTCCGAAGTCCGGTACGCCAGCTTCGTCGATCGGCTTCACGCCAGGCAAGCACCAGTATGTGATACGTGGAAATGTGCCCTTATTGATGCTCTCGACGTGGATGTACTTGCGGGCGCGCTGCAGCGTGATGACGGAGAACCGCTTGCGCTTCGCGGCATCCTTGACCTCGCTTGACTCGACATAGCCGCTCTTCGACTTCAGGTAGTCATAGAGCCACTCAGAGGCTTCGGTGATCGCGGAGCGGTCGACGCCTTCAGCGGTCACCTCGATCTCGTCCGAGACGGTGCGCTCTGTCTCGCCAGTCCAGGTCAGCTTGCCTGTATGGACTTCGCCTTCATCAGTCTGGCCGAGGTTGCAGTCTTCGATCTTGAACATGAGCGTCGGCAGGTCGTCGATCTTGCCGAGGTTGTTCTTCGGCTGGCCCATCATGCGGCCCTTCGTCACTTCAGGGTCGGCCATGACGAACAGGACTGCGCGGGCGACGGCTGCGAAGGCGCGAGAGCCCATCAACATCGTCAGCGGATCGGTGGATGATGACTTGTTGACATGGATGATGCCGAGCACGACGCAGTTTGTCCTGTCCGCGATGCGTGACAGCGGCTCGAGCGCCACGCGAACCTCGGCATCCTTGTGGCTGTCGAGCTTGGCATCGAGGCGCGACATCAGCGGGTCGAGCAGCACGAGCGCGACGTCATAGTCGACGATGTGCTGCTCGAGCGCCGCGACGTCGCGTGGTAGTGACAGTGACGACGTGATGCCTTCGCTCTCGACGTCGACGCGAAAGACTTTGTTCAGGTCCGCCTTTGCGGCCATCAGGCGCGGTACGATGGTATGCTCCCACGAATCTTCGGTCGCCGCGACGATGACGGACCGTGCCGTGCCGAACGACTGCCCTGGCAGCCGGCCCATCGTGATATCAGCTGCGATCTGATAGGCGAGGATCGATTTTCCGATGCCCTCTCGTCCGCCAAGCAGGGCGAAGCTGCCAAGAGCCAGGCGGTCCTTCCAGCACCAGTGAACCGGCCTGATCTGGATGTGACTTGCCGGGACGAGCGTGAGGCGCCGCTTGACGGGCTCTCGCAGTCGCTCGCCACGCGTGCCTTCAGCATACTTGATCGCGTTCTTGAGCTTCTGCGTGAGGTCTTCGGGTGCCCACGGTGGTGTGCAGCGTGCATTCCACTCAGGCAGGGCGAGCAGCGAGTCTTCGATCGAGAGGTCGTGTCCGATGGCGACGCTACAGCAGACCTGATACGTCCACGCGTCGCCGCCGTTCCCTTCGACAGCAGGAACCTGATCCTCCAGCCATGTCTTCGCGGCCTTGATGCGCTGCTCGACGGTCAGCTTGTGTGAGAAGGGAACGGATGCCTTTGGAGCGGCGACCCTTGGAAGTGGGCCGAGAACGGAGAGGATGTCGGCTAGATCGTGCGTATGCCCGTTGGGCGCCTGAACGACGGAGACTTGACGTGGCGGCGAATACTTGTAGTTGAGCGTGTCAGGGACGCGCAGGATGCGTTCGGGCGTCGCGGCGCCAAGATCGCCGCCGATCTTTATGGCTAGAGCACGAAGAACTTGCCGCGCCAGCACGTTGTCGCTCGTCAGGTCGATCGGATCGCGGAGGAGCCAGTAGCAGTGCCAGCCGCCGCCAGTCGCGACGATCATATCCGGCGGGATCGGAAAGGCAGCGAGCGCGGCATGTGCGTCCTCTTCCGTGACCGCCTTGAAGTCGATGTCGACGAAGAGCGCCCAGAGTTCGGAGCAGTCGCGCAGCTGGCGTCCGTTGACATGCGCGCGTTCGGCGACGCCGACGTAGACGTTCAGGTGCTCGTTGATCGCAAGGCGAACGAACTCTTCTGTTCTCGGCAGTTGGGCGACCGGTGTCCCATAAGAATGCACGATCCTCTTGTCCGTCGAGATGGCGCGGAGGTCGCGATAGCCGTGCTTGTGGAGTGCGGTGAAGAAGGCAGCGCGGTCGGTCACTGGCTTAAGAAGTCAGAAAGTGAGGATCCTTCATGGTCCTTATCAGCAGCGAGCGGATAAAGAAGAACCTGTACCTTTCGCATGTCATCCCAAACATCTCTCTTTACCGCTGGGTTACGAAGAAGGTAGGCAGGATGGAAGGTTGGAATGACTTTGGTACCGCGATAATCAAACACACGACCGCGAAGACTTGAGATTGGATCCGCCGTTCGCAGTAGTGATTGTGCAGCAAATTTACCGAGCGTAACGATTACCTTCGGACGAACCAGATCTATCTGTTGAAACAAGAAAGGTTCGCATTTTTCTACTTCATCTGATTCCGGATTCCGATTAAGAGGAGGCCGACATTTGATTACGTTGGTGACATATACGGTACTGCGCGCGAGACCCATCGCTTCAACGATCTTATTTAGTAGTTGTCCCGCACGGCCGATAAATGGAAGTCCATGTTCGTCTTCGTCTGCACCTGGTGCTTCACCAATGAACATTAAATCAGCTTCTGGATTCCCGCTGCCAAAGACAACCTTCTTGCGCTCGTGATATAACTTGCATCGTTTACAGTCGTGCGCTTCAGCGCTTAACGACGAGATGTTATTAAAGATCGGGATCGTATTAAACGGATGGGCATAAGGTCCAAGTTCATTCTCTTTTTCTTTGAGTACTTTTTTATAAATCTCAGCCGTTGCATCTACGTCAGTTTTCCCCGATAGCCAACTATGGCAGTCGTTACAGACGGCCATCAAGTCTTCGAGCGGTTCATGTCCAACGTTTGCATACGTCTTATGATGTGTCGATTCATGACGGCCGACACATCGAAAATGTTCTATATTTCCATTAAAAGGGATGGAGATGTTTCGCTCGCATCGAGAGTTTGCGCGTTCTCGTACCGCTTCACGCTTCAACGCCCATTCTCGACTTGCAAGATATTCTTGATACTCCTTACGCGTCATGCGACCCTCCGCTCATGTACGCGACGCCACTCGCGATGTGCCTTCTTCAAGGCTTCACGCGTCTCGTCGGGTTCGTATTTCAGGAGGACTTGCAGGCGTGAAGATCGTGGATAGCGGATATTCGCGATGGCGGCGCGGGCATAGTCTCCGACCAGGTCCGTCCGTCCGCGTTGCTGCTCAAGCCACGTGAAGAATTGTCCCACAAGCACCCGTGGAAAGGAAAGGGCGTCTGGTCTGGCAGGGCGGGGTGTCGCCATGCCACAACGGGGCTTCGGGAGCCAACCGGACGCGAGGACAGCATAGCACATCCACGGGCGGAGCGGAAGCCGAAAAATGTCTAAGGATTTCGCGGATGTCGGAGGTGAGCAGAAGCCTGAAGGAATAGCCATTAAAATAGGTTAAAAATAGTTGTTTACAACTAGGTGGCCTTGATCTACACTGTCAGCATGGCAAAGACCCTAACAGACCAAATCAACCAACTTGGCATCCGCGCGTTGACGGACGCCAATAGGCGCCGCGCGACGTGGCATTGTCCATATTGCGACGCCGTCGTCGTTGAGTCGCCGCGTACCGACCACGTCCAAAACTGTTTCGACTTGCGCGACGCGATGATCGACCGCATCGACGCGGCCAAGTCCGGCGGTACCAAATGACCAAGCACGAAGCGACGATCGAACATAAACACGATTGGGTCCGAAGCGAGGACGGCGGCTGGCGGCGAATCCTTAAATCTTCACTATCAGGCAAAGGAGTAAAGTAATGGCACCCCTCATCCCGACCCTCGTTGACCTGCAGCACTGGATCACGTTCCTCGCCATGCTCGGCGCGGCCGTCGTGGCGGCGGGGATCATCTTTCGCATCTTGGCGGTAGCGGAAACCCTCTTACACGAATAGGAGCAGCACATGTACACAGATGTCAACTTCCCCTCGAAGAAAGCCCTCAAGGACGCCGTGACAGCCGGCAGGCGCGTCGGCGTCTACCAGCCGAACGACATGTTCGGCAATACCGCGAAGGTGCAGGCAGGCGAGCACCGCGTCACGCTCGAGGGCCCGCACTATCCGCAGCCCCATCGGTGGTACGCCGAGGCGACCGTCAGGGACGGCGTGATCGTGAAGGTGAAGTGATGAAGGCGACGACGAGAATCAAGCAGTGTATCGAGATGAAGGTCGACGGTATCGACTTACGCCAGATGCTGGTAGCGAGATACCCTGGGCTGATCGATGTAGAGGATGATGTGCGGATGTTCTTTCGCGTTCCAGGTGGCGCCGATTGGTCGAACACGGATATTGACATTGATGGTCAGTATCCCATCCAGGTTGTAGTAACAAAGCCAGAAGAGGTGAAGTGATGCCAATAGTCTGGACAGGCGACGAGCGCAGCCGACGGACGCGATACGGATGGCTCTGGATCCTGATGGCCGCGGCCCTGCTGGTGGCGTGGAAGGTGTTATGGGCCTGAAATTCTCTGTCGCCGCCGAGACGTGTACCGAGCACCCGAACGGCTCGCGCAGCTTCCTCACGCCGGACGCGTTCGGCAGCGTGGCACGCGTCGAGCGCTGTCCGTGCGAAGATGGCAGGGCGCGGAACGCGTTCGCCACAGCCGAGGCCGACACGTTCTTCACCATCCCGGCGTGCGTCTACGTCGGGAAGAAGACGGTCAGCGGCTTTCTGACGAGAGATGAGCAGGGATGGGAGTTCATCGTCAATCAGCAGGGGAAGAACGCTAGCCTCATCACCTCGAATAACATCAAGCAGTTTGAGACAAAGGAGAAGCAATGAGCCGTACTGCCCAGAAGCGTCGAACGCGTCAGTTCCGCAAAGGAATGCTGTGCGCCGCGTTCATCAACGAACAGCCCGGACGCATCACGCGGATTGCTGGACCGATGCGCCAACCGTGGCCGTGGTGGATTCACCTCGCGATCAAGATGCGAGCTTCAAAGGAGGAGAGATGAGCAAGATCAAGACGTACGGGAAGAAGATGCCGAAGAACGAGGCGAGGCCGCTCGGGACCAAGAAGCCGAAGAAAGGAAAGGAACCAGATCCAACACAGTTTATGTCTCAGGCCGAGAAGCTCGAGTACGTCGCGTTCCTCGCCGCGCAGCCGATGGAGAAAGTTGTAGACACGCCGAATGAAAAAGATGTAGAATCACCTATCGGGGTCGAGGCAATTCAGCCAGACCAACCAGCTGCAGCGCAGCAGGAGCAGAACATGACACTGACACTCAAGGGTCTCAGCAAGAACGGCAAGCGCGCCATCTATGACGGCGCCGCGATCAGCATCCACCTTCCAGTTGGCGCCTTCGACGGATACCCGCCCGCGACGCTGGAGGGTCCGTTCAAGGCCAAGGCCGTGAAGCAGGCAAAGCCGAAGCTCACGAAGGAAGAGCGCGCCGCCCTCCGCGCCTCCAAGCCGAAGCCGACCGAGGCCGAGCGCATCGCCCGCGCCGAGGCCAACCTGGCCAAGCGCAAGGCGAAGCTGGCGGCCGTCGCGACGATGTAGGGCGGGACCTTCAGGTCGCGCCTGGCATCTTAGCTCATTGACGAATCGGGCCCTCACCCACCAGCTGAGGGCCCGATTTCTACGATCCCCACCAAAACTCCAACAAAAGCACCTTCAAATAGTTGTAGACAGACATTTTTAGATTTGCTATAGTGTCTTCATGAACAACGTCAACCGCGACCCGAAAGCAACGGGCGCCGTCACGGAGGAAAAGATGGAACGCTACATCGTCGAATCCTACACACGGCACTGCCACACCGGACAGAACGAGCGATTCCGCGTTCGCGATACGCAGACCGGTAAGATCGTGCAGTCTTCCATGAAGCGCGACACGCTGGCCATCACGCTCCGCGATGAACTCAACCAGGCGGTGCGGTAATGAATACCCTCATCCTGAACAAGTACGGCGCCAAGCTGGTCACCTGCGCGTGTCACCTCGACGCCCAGGCCCAGCATATCTACGGCCTGCTGATGGAGACGGCGACCCCGACGGACGCCGAATGCCCGGCCTGTCGCGAAGAGTGCCAGCACTATGAGCACCCCGGAAAGGTCCGCGCGGCGCTGCTCGATCCGAGGTGCACGCACACGCGGTTCCGCCCGTTCGGCTCTGGCGGCTACGTGACAATCTACCACGCCAACCCGACGTCGCCGACTGGCGTCCTGGCGGCCATCTCCGCCGACGCGAAGCTCTTCGACAAGATCTACCTCGAGCTCAGAATGGCCGGCGTGCTCAGCTCGACCAAGTCGCCGCTGTCGCCGACGGAGGGGTTGTGATCGACCTCTTCACCTTCGCCCTCCGTAACGCTCGCTGGGAATTCAGTCAACCAGAAAGGTCAGTCATGAGCACCATCGAAGCCAAGGCGTTGATTTCACTCGCCCTCAAGTACCCCGGCCTCGTGCGCGACGAGGTCCTCAAGCAGGCGCAGCTGATCCTGAGGTTGGCGGCGTGACCTCCCGCCACACGTACTGGGCCGACCGCCAGCTGAGTAAGGGCCTCTGCCGCGAGTGCACGCAGCCCCGCTACCGCTACGTCATCTCGACAGGCGAGGTGAAGCACTCGATCCACTGCCGCGAGCACTTCGACAAGGCGCGGCTGCGGTCGGCGCGTCACGGGAACGGACGGCGCGGACCATATCGAGCGAAGGAGGCGGCGTGAAGATCTGGAGCATTACATTTACAGGCATCTATCCTGTGGGCTCCGCTGCCATCTCTACGACACGCGATAGCGAAACCGAAAGCGAGGCGTGCGATCACTTCCGACTCGAATGGCGCAGCAAATATCCGAATTGTGATCCTGAGCCGGTAACAGCCACGCTTCTGAGCGTCGAGCCCGGAACGGTACACATCTTGACGAATGGAGACTATTGATGGGCCCCTGCCTCTGCGGCTGGCAGGGGAAGCGATACGACGTCTTTCTCGATGGCTTCGTTAACGTCAATACTCTTGAAGTCTCCGAGCGGGAGTATTGCCCCGACTGCCGCAGCCCGCGGCTGGTGGAGTTCGAAGAGGACTATCGTCGAGAGGACGGATACGGCCATGGCGTCTAGCATCCCAAGCAACCCTCGCGATCACGTCGCGTGGCTCGACTACTGGGCGACCGAGACGGTGCTCGCGATCAAGGTGGCCGTCGAGCGGCCGCCGAAGCTGGTACCGTGGGACCTCGACCTCGAGCACGCCGTGCGCTGCGCGCGAGCGGCAGCCGGACGGGCGTTGAGGCTGTCGCCGAGTCGCGTCAAGAGGCTGCTGTGAACCAAGACGAGTTTGATTTTGAAGCTCCGGATGCCGACGTGCTTCCACATGTCGACCATCCCGACAACCGTGTGGCCCCGAGCGGTGGGCAATGGAACGAAGTCCCTCAAGCCCTATTCCTCTCCTGGTCACCCGCCATGCAGCGGTCCTACTGCGCGGCACGCGATCGCGACAGTGCGGAGCATGCTGAGAACGACTGGTGGCGCCATTTTTACCTTGGTCGCGCCGAGACGTACGTAGACAGCTTATGACACGCGAACAGCTGAGGGTCTGGGCCTACGAGCGCGCGCAGGTTGCCGGGCTCGACAGCAACCAGGCGGACGCCGTCGCACGCCGTGCCGTGACGCGCATCCCAGACCGCCGACTTCAGCACCTGCTCATTCCGAACGAACTCGTGCGCAGCATCATCGACGACGAGATTCAGCGTGGGATTTGAGAAGCACGGCCGTCCCGGCCTCATCGAGGTCGCCTCGAAGATCGCGCTGAAGTTCGGCGTCATCTACAGCATGAAGCGCAACGTGTTTGACGGCGAGGCGGAGCGGGTGGCGAAGGCCAGCAAGGCGCTCGGCAGGTGGGAGCAGGAAGAGTATTTGAGGAACCGGAATGCTGTTTGAGCTTGAAGACGACGAGGTCGCCGACGAGCTGAACCTGCTCGTCCACTTCGCGACGCAAGAGGATAGGCACGCGTTCTTCGTGCTGACCCGCCAGCCGTTCAGCGACACGCTCTACTATCCCTTTGTCAGTCGCCTGCCGCCAGACTTCATGTGGCTCGAGACGACAGACGTCGCGCAGCCCGACCTGCTTGACATTCCATCAAACTGGCACGACACGTGGCAGGGTATGCCGGCATATCACCATCAGGATCTGACGCCGTGGCAGACGGTTGACATGCGCTTCAAGGACCAGGCAGGCCGGCAGACGTTCGCGCGAGAGGTCGGCATCCAGGTCACCGACGACACGAAGTCGGCGTGGTTCCCACCAGCCGCCATCGACAAGGTGAACGGCGTGCGGTGGAAGAGTACGCGGCCGCTGAATCCGCGGTATCCGGTCTACGTTCCGACGAAGGGCAGGTGGGACTCGGCATACACCATCAAGTGCCTCGAGCGCATCGGCGTCCCGTACTACGCCGTCGTCCAGCCGCAGGAGCGTCAGCGGTACGAGGGTGTCGTCAAGTCCGGCACGTTCCTCGAGCTGCCGGCCGGCCTGGACGGCCTCGTCCCGGCGCGGATCTGGATCATGGAGCACGCGATCGCGCTTGGCGCGGAGCGACACTGGCAGCTCGACGACAACATCAAGGAGTTCTATCGCTACCACGAGAACCGGCAGATCCGCACGGCCGACGGGACGTGCATGCGGATCGCGGAGGACTTCGTCGACAGGTACGAGAACGTCGCCGTGGCCGGCTTCCAATACTTCATGTTCATCTCGCGGAAGGTCGGGTCGTTCCCGCCGTACGTCCTGAACACGCGCGTCTACTCGAACTCGCTGATCAACAACAAGATTCCGTATCGGCACCGTGACGTCTACAACGACGACACCGACATCTGCCTCCGCGCGCTGAAGGACGGATGGTGCACGGTGCAGTTCAACAACTTCAACGCCTACAAGATGCCGACCATGCAGGTCAAGGGCGGCAACACGCCGATCTATCTCGGCGCGGAGGCGATCGCCAAGGCGTGGGAGGCGCATGCCGCGACGTGCCCGGATTGCGAGGTCGACGTCAGCCCGACGTGCCCGGAGGGGATCGCCATCCTTGAGAAGGACGGCCGGTGGCGGATGGCCGCGTCGCTGAAGCGCCAGCATCCCGACGTGACGACTGTCGGCAGGCGGTTCCATCGCTGGCAGCACTACGTGGACTATCGGCAGTTTCGCCGGAACGCGCTGATTCCGCGGCCGGGCGTCGTGCCGGAGGGCGTGGACGAGTACGGGCTGGAGCTGGTCGAGGTGGATGAGCCCGAGCGAGCGCCGCGCCCATCACCGGCGAGGAGCTTCTCAGCGCCAAGGAGCTTCT